TGGAAGGTCAGCATAGGAATATCCGTAACCTTTTGTCTCTTTGTGAATCACCGGCACTTCTTGTTGAAATGCTGCTAAACTTTTAAATAGTGATTTTGTTTCTGTTGTTTGTTCTTTGGTTTTCATAATTGTTTGTTTTTAAAATGGTTGTGTTTTTAATAGATAATTAAAATATTCTAAATGTGATTCTTTTGTATCTAATAATTGATTATTATCACATCTTCTGTACATAAATCTTTCAGAATCATAAACCATGTGTCTATGCAAAAAGTTATGTTCTTTAATACTTAATTCAATAACATCTAAAGCATGTTCAATATTATAACTCCAATGATGTAAATTAAAACCTTCTTTAGCTTTTAATTTTTTACCTAATTTAGATTTAACTAATATTTTTTCAGGATATTTGTTTTTATAATTTTGTGTATGATTTTTTTTATTTTCTTTATTAGGTTTATTAATTACATAATTAAGTCTATAATATTTTTCACGCCCTCTTTTTCTTTCTTTTTCAATATAATCAATATTTTGCCTTAATATATTTTCTCTTTTTTTTACATCATTTTTAGTACATGATTTACATTTATTTAAATGACCATCAGGCATTTGTTTATGTTTATAAAACTCATCTAATGGTTTTTCTAAACTACATTTAAAACATTTTTTCATAATACAAATATAATTAAAAATATTAAAAAGGCAAAATATTTTTCCATTTTAAAAAGGAAGTGAATCATCTTCTATTTTAGGAGTGTACTTTGTTTCGTTTGGATAGGTCTTTGTTTCACTATCTTTTTTAAATGGCTCCTGAAATGATGCGCTAAAATACTTAGTTCCTTTTTGGCTTTCCTTAAACCATAAAGATATTTGCATTTCTTTTCCGTTCACATTAACCGTTCCTTGATAGTCAGGTTGTTTCTCATTTGTCTTTTTAGAGTTCTTGAAGATTGCTCCGCTGTTTAGTTTAGTTTCCATTTTTCTTTTGTTTTTTATTGGTGATTGTAAATTCTTTGTAATTAACTTTTGTTTTAGGGTTCTGTTTCCAGCACTCGTTAATAGTATAACCTTTTTCTCTAATTTTAGCCAATACTTTGTGAAGGTTTAACGTACCGCAGGCACATTCTTTTTTAGTGATTGCATAGGCATTTGAGCCAGTAATCACTTGCCCACCTAATAGGGCATCGAGGATAGCTTGTTCTTGTGTTTTCATGTTTTTGATTTTTACAAAATTAATAAATTATTTTTTAAGTGTATTATAAGATAAATAATTATTAGTAAATCTTTGCATCTGATTTTCAAGCAGTTGGTATTTATCCACTAAATTAGTATCTGATTCCTGAGCTTCATTTAACTGCGCTAACTTAGTTGCTACATTATACAATTCGTTTTCTGTTTCAAAGATTTGATTCAAAAGCCTTTCCTCAACTCTCGTAAGTCCAGCTGTGTAATATTTATTTTCCATACTTTTTAATTTTTAAGTTATAAAATTCATCTATTAAGTCAAGTAAATCGTCATTGCACTCACCTTCTTTAAATGCCTTTCCAATGGTTACTAAGCTAAAGTATTTTTTCTTTGCCATTCCATAACGTTTGAGTTTGGTATGGTCTCCATGAGTATAATACTCATCCATTTTGATTTTAATTGTTTCGGGTATTTTCATATTATTATTTGATTTTTAATATCTAAAGATTTAAACATCTTAATTAGTTCCTGGCACAGTTGGAAATTCCAGTCATTTTCATATTGATTATTACCTATGAATATTTTATGCCTTCCTACCACTTGACCCTTTTCAAAGAACTGAAAGTAAAATTGAGTTTCTTTGTCTGTTATAAACATTTCCATTACTGTATTTTCTAAATTAACTCTGCTGATATTATTCCTATTGTAAAGGATTAAGTTAGCATCAATGAACCCGTACCAATACTCAAGGTTATTGTTTAGTTCTACATAATTAGCATTATTCATAAATTAATTTTTTAATTGTATTATAAACTTCGTTAAATTCTTTCTCTGTTATTTGCTCATAGCTGCATGGATATTGCAATACGTATTGAGTAACTGTAATTGAATGTTCATGGTCTCCTAAAAAAAGGCATGTTGTTCTTGTTTCTTCTATCATGTAGTAGTGATAGGATTGTTTAGTAAAAAGTGGAAGTTGAACCTCCACTTGTACTTTTTCTTTGCGTTCGATTGTGATTTTCATTTGTTTGTGTTTTTAATTATAAAGCAAATTTAAAGTAAATTTTAATTACTTTTACATTTACATATAAAAAAAAAGCAACTATTTTTTAAAATAATTGCTAACTACTTGAAAATCAATAAGAAAATTTTAATCCTTATTCGCTCTCTTTTTAATCTTTTTCTTTTCCCAATGGCGAATAATAGCTGCTACTAATAAAGTAACTATTGAGCCTACTACTGAATTATCAACTCCACTGATAAATGATCCGCCACCGGTAACCTCATGGACCGCTACCGCTGTGTTAACTACTTCACTAACTACTGTTGTTAGTGTGTCTTGTACGATTTGTAATAACATTTGTATATTGTTTTAAATTGTTTATATTTGCTCTTCGTTCTTTGTGATTTTCATAAAATGTTTTTAACACTAAAAGCACCCCGTAAGGTGCTTTTTTGCTTTATATTATTTCAATGCTGTGTATTTCATGATTATGTAAAAGTAAACGGTTAACTAAGTCAGTTTCTGCCTTCGTACTTTCAAAGATTGAATTCTCGCCTTTTTTATAGCCCACTAAAATACAACCGAGTGAATGGTCTGCTGAGTTTCCACGATGCATTAAAACTCCGTCAAATCCCTTTATATCTAAGATACGTGGTAGCATTCTTTTGAATTTAGGTGACTGATTAACGATTAATTTATAGAAGCCTGAAGGTATTGCAGTAAGTCCGAATATCTTTTTAGTATTGATATATAAAAGGCTATCTGATTGCTTTAATCCTCTGTCCTTATCTTCTAAAGTATAACAAAAAAACTCACCGTTTAAATATAGTGAGCCTATTGTACTTAATTCCGTTTTTATTTCACGAATTACTTTAAGCTTCATCTTCTATTTTTTTAGGCAATACTGCTTGTTCTGGTTTCTTATAAATGTTTTGATATCGTTCACGCTCTAAACAATTATAAAGCTTCTCTTCTAAGTTTTGTACTCTTGTATGTGTATGCCATAGCCACAAAACGAGTACCGCAGTTGCGCCATGTTTCTTTATTAGTTCTAATGCTTCTTTCATAATTATTTATTTGGTGGGTATGGTGGGCTTGGTGGTGGTGTGTAAGGACTTAAAGGAATATTCAATAAAGATGCGTATTCTGTTTGCGCTATATCCGCTTCATCCTGTTCACTTAAAAATAAAAAATAAATTCCATTTATATCCTGAACAAAATTAAAAAATGTGTCGGCATCAATAAACACTCCTTGTAATTGTTCCGCTTGTTCGTTTGTTACTATTCTTCCTTGCATAATTAATAAATATTTATTCCAAAGTAAGTTAATAAAGTATTTACTCTATTGCTAAAATTTGCCGATTCTGCATCTGTTAATCCGTCCCCAATTGAAGAGAAAGCACATTGTTTTGTTGTATAATAAAGATAACCTCCACCTGTAAATAATGCGCCTATGCTTATATTAGATGGTGTTTTACTTGTTGATGTGAGAGTTCCTGTATTAGCAAATACAGAACCGTTCTTTATAATTTTAACTACACTAGATGAAGTTCTTGAAGCTATATAGAAACCTTGCGAATTGCTATCAGCTGCTGAAATATAACCTGATTGATTAATTCCACCATATGTTGTTCCAGCTGTTCTTATTTCAAGAAAACTAATAGGATTACCACCAGCATTATTAGAACCTATTTCTACTTCTGTACCATTACTATTCGTTCTTGAATAGAAACTTAAATGATTTGAATCTAATAATCCGTTTGTATTAGGGTTAAAATATGTTTGAGCATATGCGTTTGTCGGTGTCATACCACTACTTGAATATGTCCATCCTGTTGAAAAAGTTAAACGGTATGATGCATCTGTATTTAATGGGTTAACTAAATTCCACTTAGAAGCCGATGCACTTCCCCAAATAGGTAAGTACATTGCTTTTATCTTAGTATAAATACCATCACTTTTAAGACCTAAATAAAATGTGTTTATAGCGTTCTTATCCGCTGTACTTGTTATTGCTGTGTTAGCAGTAAAGTAAGCTAAAGCATCAGCATCGTAAGCTACAGCACCACCAGCAACTGCATAATTTTTTGTTGTTATTGCTAAATTAGTTCCAATCATATTCGGATTTTAAAACTCCATTTTCTAAGGTACAAACTTTTTGCCCTGTTAAATATTTATTTGCTATGCTATTAAACGTGGCAATATCAGCACTCCAATTATAAAGTACCACTAAAAAATACTTTTGATAATCTTCACAATTAATTATTTCACCGTATTGGCTTAATTCTATTCTTAGCTGCTCCATTAATAATTGATTTTCATGTTTGGTCTTGTAGCTGAATTTCTTGTACCAAATCCAGTTGGGTAACTTGCATCTAATTGTTTATACCAACTTAAAAACTGCGCACTTGTTGAATGGCATTCAGCCCACCCGTAACCACTTTGCCAACTACCATCTTTATTCATCCAAATAATTATAAGATTGTCAAGTCCATTATAACAAAAGTTACTATCAAAGTTTATGTTGTTATAACCCGATGTAACAGTCCAATTAAACGTCTTAACTGTTTGCAAATCTTTTAAACCTGCAATGCCACTTACATCTCCATTTGAGTTTGTTATTTGAACATTAGTTCCAAATTGAGAATCTGTAATGTGCGCTAACTTTATTGTTTGATTGTTAAATGTGTAACCTGTAGAATAGCCAGCCATATGTATCTGTAAACCCGTTATATTCTTTTGTGTTCCTAATTCACTTTGCTGTAAAATAAACATAGTGTGAGAATAGTTGTAAAGACCATAAGCAGGATAATCACTTACATTAGTTGTGCCTTCTGTAGTAACCCAGTTAAGATTTCTTACAGAACAACACCTAACATAATTCTTTACAGATAATGGATGTAAAGGTATCACTCAGCGTATGCAATGATTGTTCCGCTTGTTAAAGTAAGATTAGTGAAAACAGCATCACCAGGAGCGTAAATAATAGCACCTTGTTTTAATGTTTTACCACTCAATCCTATTGAAGATAAATAGTTAGTTGTAGTATCTCCATTTAAACCACCAGTTAAAGTGCCTACTACTGTATCAGCTTGTACGATAAAACAGTAATATTTTTTACCTGTTCTAGCTGTTGTATTATCAATATATTCACAACCTCCATTAGCTGTTAATCTTAATGCGTTTGCCATGTCTTTTATTTTTTAAAGTACCATTATTGTTGTTCAATGTAACCAAATCTAATTTCTGTTTGTGGATAAAGTAAGTCATAAGCATAAAACTCTTTCAATCCATCATACTTACCACCATAATAATAAATGTTATATTTATTAATTATTTTACCATTTACTTCTATTGGTTCGTTTTTAATCTTATAATACATTTTAATATCCTTTTATGTTAAATGAATACATTACACTTATTGGATTTGTAACCCAATTAGGATTAGTTATTTGAATTATTAAACTATCATTTAAAGCATTAGCTAATGAGCTTCTAAAATATAACTGATTTATTCTTTCACTATGTTTTATAGTTCCTAATGTTTGTTCTGTTGATTGAGTTATATTTTGAAGTTTAATAGTTGAATTTTCTGTACTTCCTAATGTTGTTCTAACAAATACAGTTACATAAATATCATAAATACAATTAGTCTTAATACTTTTAAAAGGTATAGTGTTAGTTGTTTCAGGTGCAAAATTATTTAAAGCACCTGAATAATAAATAGAAGCATCTGGAGGATTAACATTTGAAGTATCAGCATATAATTCAAAACTATATAATGGTGCTGGTGTATAACCTAAAACCGTAGCAATTGATTTGTTTTCATATCTTGTTGTTCCTGAACTCCAAAAAATGCCATCATTATTTGTTGGTGTAGGTAAATAACAATCATGAAGCTCATTAATTTCATAACCGTTATCAATCTTAACGTATATTTTCCCTTGGTTAGCATGAGCATATATAACATATCCTAAACGTACTCCATGATCTGGAGCTGTTGGTTTTACTTTTGTTATTCCTCCTGGAGTTGTAGCACTTAAAAATAAAGCATCACCATCTGCCCATGTTTCACCTTGTAAACTTCCTGTTGTATTTATTCCAGTAACCTCACCAATAACAGTTAATTTACCACTTTGATTGTTATTTATATTTTCAAAAACAACACCAATAGTATTAGCACTATTTGAATCACTATCTGCTAAAGCATAATCAACCGCTAATCTTTGCCCTTGCGCAGTAATTACTTTTAAAACTTTATATTGAGATGCTAAAAGGTTATCAGTTGTTTTATTTACTACTGTTAAAAATAAATTTTCAGGATAAGCACTTGCTCCACCTTCTGGCACATAGTCCAATTGTGACCATGTTTGAACTCCATCACCTATTTTAAAACGTTGTTGGTCTGTTGAGGTATAAAATAAATCACTTGTAAACGCAACCTCTCCGGCAGCTAATATCGGATTGTTTGTAGCCCAATTTGCTGCTGTATCTCTTCGTAATTGTATCTTTGCTGTTAATGTACTCATGCTTGAACTATTGTATTGCTATAAATTGTAGAACTCGAACCTCCATCTATTGTACTAACTACCAAAACTTGATAAGTTTCACCACCTTTTAATGTAGTTATTGTGTTTCCGTTTTGATCTATAATAGTTACTAAATTTGATGTTCCTACATTGGTAATAGTTGAATCAAAAGGTATTTGGCAAGTATCGTATTTAAATGGCTGTTTTAACTGAACATCAAAATAGTAACCTGCATCTTCATCATCAAATCTCGGCTCACTAAAAGGATTTAAAGTAATGTTATCAGTTATTAATTTCCAACCATAAATAGTAGAACTAAGTTGAGAAATAATATCTAAACATATCTGTTGAATATCGCTAAACAATTCTAACTCATTTGTCTTTCCTTTTATAAGCCTATCCATTATGTATATTCTCAGTACATAAACATAGGCATTGCCTTGTACCTGTGGAGCTTCATAATCAACCCACATTGCCGGGTAATTAGTTATTCCACTTGTTGCAAATTCTACTACACTACCATTACCAAATGAATTAATTTGATAGTGAGCGTTTGCAATGTTATTTAGGTTTTTTATTGTTTGGTTTAATGTTATCATTCAAATATTGTTTCAATATTTCAATTTTATTGAATAGCTTATAACCGCTTTTTTTTGGTTTAGTAGCGTTTTCTTTTTTCAAATTTTTCTTCATAACTAATATATCTTTTGTTACGACCTAAGAAAATTCCATTATCGTAAGCATAAAGTTGAGGTACAATAGTATCAAAGCCACTGCCGGGATTATCGTATAATGGATAGTCACTTGAATTTTCTAACAAATACTCAATTAATCTATTTGTATGATATTGCGCTTTGTCAGTAACTAAATTCATAAATTGATTTAATTCTGAATAATCAACTCCCGTACTGTTATCACTATTTTTCCTTACAATGTTCTTATTAGTAACCTTATAAGTTAAGAATGGCGCAGCTTCAACCATAGTCCACCACTTTAAAGCAGGGATTATATAATCATCTAATAAAGTAGTATTTAAAGCTGTTAAACTTCCGCTTTGAACTTGACTTATAATTTCATTATAAAGCCCTGAACCAATATAATTACGAATGTGTATTTTTTGAGCTTCTTCAATTGAAATTCTAATATATTTTTCATCTACATTAGGATCTACAAATGTATAGTCCTTAATGTATGTTGCTGTTAATAATAATACTGTCGCCATTATTTTTTAGTTTTTACAACGTTAGCCTGCCAAATATGTCTGCAAAATGGTGTTCGTGCTTCACCACCTTTACGAGTCCACCAACCACCTCTAAAATTCCAAACATCCCATCCTACTATCTTACTAATTTGTTCTATTTGGGCCCTTGAATACATTTTGTTTGCATCCAAAAGTTTAACACAAAACTCTCTGCTATTTCTTTTGTTTGGTTTTACACCTGGTCTCCATTCATAAGAGTACATGATTTTAAAATCTTCGAACTCATTACCTATTTTATTAGCTTGTCTAATTGCTGAAGATTTAGGTACACGAATAACTTTTTTCTCACCGCCACTTACTTTCTCTTTTACGCTTATTTGCTCTTCATCTACAAGGTCTTTAATTAAGTCGGCTACTCTATCTTCTTTAATTCTTAAAGTATCTGCAATTGTCTTATTTTCCATTAATGGATCTTTGTCTAACAATGCAACTATATCTCTTTTTAAACTATTGCTTAGAGGTGAAATTTCAGCAAACTCAAATTTGCCATCTTCATTCATAAACTTTTGCTCATAAAATTCAAATGAGTCTTTATCTTCACCAAACATTTTAAAGATTTCAATTATCTCATCAATTTCAGAAACACTTTTAAATGAATGTTCACAACAAGTATCTTCAAGTTCAGGCTCACAAAATCTATGAATAGCACTTGAAACAATCGGCTTTACTTCCTCTTCTATTGGAGGTAATCCGTACATTTCACGAACTTCGTTTTTAGTCATTACCTTTATTTTTTCTTCAATAGGTAACTGTTCTTCTAATGGCTCAAGTTCTTTTAAATAAATACGATTTCCAAATCCTTTTAACTTTAATAAGTAATTAAAATCCTTTTCTATTTCTCTTTGATTTGGTACTATGTAAGTTGATTTGTAAAGTTCGTAAGAATCATTTATCTGGTCTTTATTACCTAACTCTCCAGGTGTTTTAATACCTACTAACATAGGGTTTGGAATGTGATGCCCTATGATTAATTCTTGAATAACTTGGTCGTTTAATTCAGTCAATTGAGCATCTACGTTTTGAGGTGTTAAATGTTCAATTGTTGGAGCTGTTTCTCTATTGCCACTAAATGAAATTAGTAAACTATTAGCCCTATCTGTTCCGGTGAATTTCTCTTTTAAACGTGCTTCAATTTCTTCTTTCTCTTCTTCAGTTGGTCTGCCGTTTGAAAAGTTTAAAATTGTGCCTGCGTTAAAGCCACTTTTTATAGCATTTAATCTGTAATTAGAAAGCTCAACATCAACCTCTGCATAAACTGCTGAAGCTACATAGTCAGGTAATGGATAAGCATCTAAGTCAGGTCTGTATTCTTTACTTACAAAGATTTGTCTGCCTGTTGGTTTCTCAGGATCAAATAATGGAATATACTCTAAGTCGGTATCTTCAGGTGTTTGCTTTTGCTTACTCCAATCTTTAGAATACCAATAACCATCGGCATCTTTTGCTTTTCTTAGGTTGTTGTAAGGAAAATGTAATATCTCAAAGTTGTTACCTGCTTTATTCCAAATAACCTCTAAATAATAACCTCCGAATAACTTTTTATCTAATACACATTTTTTTACAATGTCTTTTAAAGTATCGAAATTAGTATTCTCTTTATTTAAAAAGTCATTTGCTCTCGCTATATCTTCAATTGACAAACTATCACTATCAAAGCCAACACCAGCGCCACAAATGTATAAAACCTTACCGTTAATAAAAGCGTTATGCTTAGAAGAACGATTGTACAAATAAAGCAAATAAGCTGGGTAATTATTGTAATAGCCATCTCTTTCAGCTCCATAAATAATCCACTCTTTTGATTTCTCTTCTTTAAATACAGGTGTTTTATGTGCCTGTAGTTTAAGGTTAATTACATCGTATATATTATTCTCCATAAGTTATAATCGTTTTACTTTGATTATCGTATTCTCTATAAATAGGCAAGTTACTTTCAACTTTTACCATTCCAATTTCTAAAAGTCCAGTCGCGTTACTAATATCTAAATTACTTGAACTTGTTTGCTCATAAATAGCATACTCATAAAAACCCGTTTCAGGCAAAGATACAACACCACTTGTTAAATTAACTGTACCTGTTGTTTCAGTTATTAAAAACTTATTGTAACGAGTAGGAAAGCCGCTAACATCACTTGCAATAAAATTAACCGAACTCATTAATACTTGATGTTTAAATGAAAACAAGTAATAAGGATTTGTCAAAGTAACTTTTTCACTTAACGTAAATATTAAAAAGTTGTTTTGCCCTTTGTTTATTATTTGCATATTTTATAAAGTACCTAAATTTATAACTATTGTAAAAACAAAAGGGCTACAATTTTGCAGCCCTAATGAAATCAAAATAAACGAACAGGAAATTATATGATGCCAGAAATTACACCTGAATTTACTTTGTTAGCTGGCAATGGTTCTTTGCCTGTTAAAGTTAAGGAATAACCGTTTTTGTCACCCATTGCTTTACCAGTTGAACTTGTACCTGCTGTTAAGTGCATCGCTCTTGTTTCACCTGCTAAATGATAAACATCATCAGCATCTTGAACAATAACCATTAATCTGTTTTGTGTTAGTAATCGAACAATGTTTCTGTTTTTAGCAGTCATTTTATAAACGCTAAAAGTTAATGTTTGTTCGTAAAAAGTTGTTCCGTTTTCAATTGATACAGTTGCATTTTCATCAAATTGTGCATCTTCTAATTCTACCTCAACAGTCCAGAATTTCTTTCCTGCTGCCATTGTAATTGCACTAACTTGACCTGATGAACTTGTAATTGAAGAAACGTTTGCAAACTCTGTTAAATAAAGTTTTTTTATACCGCCGGCACCTTGCCTGCAGTCTAATGATATTCCCTCTGTAAGTAAACAAGGCATAGTTATAAATTTTTAAAAGGGAGCTTTTACACTCCCTTGATTAATATTAAGCGTTAGTATATTGTACTACGTGATCGATGAACTTAACTGCACAGCCAGCTCTGAAAGCTCCAAATACCTTATATACTCGGTCATCCTGTGAGTACCATGCTTCGATAGTATCAGTATCAGATTGTAAGTCAGTTCCGTAAACTAAGTTTGAAGCGTAAGTTGCAATAACACGATTACGTGCTGCAGTAGGTAAACTACCTGTATCGACTGGGTTATCGTTATTTAATCCGCTAACGGCAATAACCTTCATGTTAGTACCTGGATACATTAATTCCCAATTGTTCCATACATTATCAGTAGTGTACTGAGAACCATAGATGCCATAAGTAGAAGTTATCTTAGCAGCTAATACTCTGAAAGTATCATAACCACAGAAAGCAACGATTGGTTCGTTTGCAATTGCAGCAGCTGGTACTTTTGAATAAATATCATCAAATATAGTCAACACGTTAGTTGAGTTCAATGTTGAAGCTGTTGCTGCTACTGCTGTACCTGCTACATCAATTGTTCTTAACCAGCCATTCATTTGTTTTAATACTGTTGAATTGCCGTAAGTTGTTGAGCCCTGCCAAATCATTTGTTCTACGTTACGTGCTACTTGAGCAATTTTTCTGTCGATAATGTTTTGTGCAATTGACATTGAATCTACGTTAGCTCCTGCCGGTAAATACTTTTGTGTAAAGTACACGTTTAAGTCATTTAAACAGAATTGTTCTGCAAACTGAATACCTACAGTTGCAATTTCAATTTGATTAATTGTTGTTGTTCCTGAAGAGGTAAAAGAACAAGCAGCCGATTGAAATGGTACTGTTGATTCTAATACTGGGATTTTTGCTGAAGATTTGATTCCTGTACGGATGTCAACTCCTAACCCTAATGTTTTAGCGCCTAAAATCGCTTTGCTAATTAAGTCCGCCTTATTTTCTTCAATATAAGCGGTCATTGTGCCTAATGAAAATGCCATGATGTTTTGTTTTTAGTTTTTGTTTTAATTATTATTTGAATACTTGTTTTCTAAATTCTTCTAATGAAGTCGTTGTGTTTACTTTTTTAAAGTTTTCTTTTGAAGTTGATTTTGGCTCTACACTTGGAGCGTCTGCAACCTTTTCAATCAAAGAAAATAACTTTCTATTTAAATCGTTTTGTGCTACGATTTGAGCGTTTGCAGCTTCTAAAGCAGTATTTGAAATTCCTAAAGCAGCTTCTAATTTTGAAAGTCTTTCATTTAATTCGTTAAACTTAGTTTCAAATTCTTGATTGCTGTTCATTTCTTCCATTACTGGCTCTTCTTCCATAACTTCAGGTTCTAAGCCTTTTACAACTCCGTTTTCAACGTAAACTTTCATTGGTTGCTCATTTACCATGATAACCATTTCAGTTACTTCAACAGGTACATCCATAACTCCATCTGGTGTTATTACTTGTAACTTTGAACCTACTGCTATCTCTTCTGTATCTGTTCTAATGATTGTACCATCTGCTGCTTTGTAGTCAGCAAATTTTAAATCTTTGATTTCATCTTGAAAAATATCTTTGAACAAATCTTTCATATCTGAAAACACTTCTTTAAACGTTTGTTTTTTATTTTCCATTGCTCTTTTTTTTATAAAGTACATTAAATTCATTTAGTTGCAATCTCAGCCACTTTTTTTCTCAAGTTGTGTATTCTATCAGCCAATGATTCGATAATGTCAACAGGCGCATCTTTTAGCTTTCTTTGAGCAAAAGCACCCTCAACACTAAAACCTTTAAAGACTCCTGTTTTTATAAAATCGTTCCAAACTTCGTTGTTATCTACTTTAAAAGTTCCGAACCATGATCCCTCTGTTAATGTAGGGTAGCCTTCCGGTGTTTTGATTCCACGCTCTTTATCAATGATAAAAGATTCAACCATGTAAACACCGTTTACTTGTCTTTCAGCATCGTGCATCATATTTACGTTATGAGTATAACCCTTTTTAAAGAAACGTTGTGCAATCTTTTCGATTTGCTCTTTATCGAATACTACATAATACTCACCGCTTTCGTCTTTGCGGTATATTGGAAGGTCAGCAATCATTAATGCTCCGCTAATCATTCTTTTTTCTTTATTAGCAAAGAATTTGAATTGAGCGTTCATTCCTTTATTTTCCCATTTGCTATAACATATAGCAGCTGCCTGGTCTTGTTCTATTCCATTTCCTACTTCAACAGAGATGCAACGAGATACAAATTCATCTTTACTTTCACCTGCACGTGGATTAACTACCATTTCTTGTTTATCTATTTGCTCAAGTTTTCTTTGCGCCCATTCAATACCTGCATCTCCACCCCATGCTAACCACATTAAGCGACCACATCCATCACCTAAAGCCTTTTGACTGTTTTGTCTATGCCTTTCAAATCCTGCCATTCTCGCAATGGTTTCTCTGCTTATAGGTTCACCATTAGCCAACTGATTGGCTCGTGCTTTTCCTACTGGAGTTCCGCAATCACCCCATCCGTTTTCTTCTGCCCATCTTAAAGCTATCTTTGCATTCTCACTCGCTTGTTTTGGATAGTCATCATAGCTTTCAAAGTTATGTTCTTTAAAAGCGTGCCAGTTAGTTTCTATGGCAGGCGCGTCTACCAAAGCTATGTATTCTACACCAAGTTCATCATTGTCATCAATTACTAATTTATACACCGGTAAATTTTCCATGTTATCCTATTTTTGAATTATTACTTAATTTGTTTACTCTTTCTGTTACTGCTCTACTTTCACTTTCTACTACATACGCTTTCATAGGAGCTGCCTGTCTTTGTCCTTGACTTGCTACTGTGCCATCTGGATTAATTTGCGTTACTGTATTTTGTGCAGTTAATCCTTGAGGTGGTTGTCCGCCACCGCCTTGAGTGAATGTACCTAAATTACCACCACCACCTCCACCACCTGCACTTTCACTACTTGGCTCAAATTTAGTTTGTGCTATTTTATTAATATTTGCTAATGCTGTAACTCCTGCAATTGCAGCAGCTACATATCTTGCTGGACCAACTAATGTTGGATCTGCCAATACATTTTGTACAGCTTGAACACCATTAACAGTAGCTTGAGCTAATTGTAATGCTTTATTTATTTTAAAAGACCTACGAGCATTTTTTTCTTGAGTAGCTGGGTAACTTTCATTTAATGCTATTAATGCTCCAATAGCATCTGATGTCATTTTGAAATTAGCATTTATTTCTGCTTGTCTTGCTACTCTTGCTTTTTCTTCAGCTTCTTTTTGTTTTTTTCTTTTTTCTTCTTCTAATTTAAACTCTTCATCAGCTAATTTTTCAGCATAGGCAACTGCATCCGCAAATTCTTTTTCCCTTGCATCCTTTTCATCTTTTTTTCTTTTATCTTCTGCATCAATAAATTTGTTTTCTATATCTGCCCTATCATTAAAATATTTTAAATCTAATGCTAATAATAAGTCATTATTTGCACCTTTAGATTTTAATTCCGCTTTTTCTCTATTGTAAGCAAGTTCAAGTATTTTTAATTCTTTATCTTGAGCATCTAATATATTTTGCGCGTTTAAATCTTCTAATCTTTTTTGTAAATCTTTTTGATCTTGTATATATTTATCATGAGCTTCTTTTCGTTTTTGTTCAGTTTCTTTATTTGCATCTGTTTCTAATTTAGCTTCTGCAACTTTTAAACCTTGTTGAATAGATAATCGTTCATTAGCTAACTTTTTCATTTCCTCTAATGACTTACTGTTAGCTTCTTGAAGTTTTTTTAGTTCTTCACCATCTCTAAACTTCATCAAAGCTGAACGTTCAACAATTTCTTGTTTTAACGCTTGCACTCTTTTATCAATGCTTTTTATTTCAGATTGAGCATTTTGTTCATTTAATGCTGCTAATTCTTTTGCACTCTTACCTTGCGCAGCTGCTAAATCTAACCTAAACTTATTTTCGTTTTTAAGTTTTTCAGCAGCTTCATTCATCAATTCAAGTTCTTTTTCTCTTTGCTTAATTGATTCTTCCATTGCTTCTGTTTCATCTCCCATTGCATTTACTACCAATGCAATCACACCAACTAAAGCTGTAAGTCCTGCAATTAACCAACCTATTGGATTATCTTTTAATGCTAAATTGTAAAGTTTTTGCGCTGCTGTTAATAAATAAGTTCCAACAGTTGTTGATTTTAACATAGCCCCAACAACCTTTAAGCTATCACCCATCCCTGCAAGTCCTTGAATGCCTTGAGCTAAAGCCATTGTAGATTGTACTTTTGCTAATGATTCGTTTAATGCTTCGGATTCACTTCCAAATAATTGTGCTGCTCCCTGTGCTGCTGCAAATCCACTCGCTATACCAGCTCCTAAGTTTGCAAATGCCTGAAATTTAGCTTCAGGCTTTAACATATCAATTGACTCGTTTAAATCGTCAATTTTTTCTTTAGTGCCCGCTAATTGATTTCTAATAGCTTCAAATTCCTTAGTCCCCTGTTTACCTGCTGCTGCGAGTTCAAACATCTTATCTTCTAAAATGTTAAATTGCTCTCTTAGGTCTTTTGCTGATGCAACCGCCCCTGCGGTTTCTATATCTATTTCAAAAACTGTTTTTGCCATTTCTTATTAAGTACCAATTATGAATAAACTCGTATTTCTAATGATGTACTTCTCAAAACATCATCTGCACCTGTCCCTGCATTATTTCTTGTTTGTATTTTAATTATATTATCATTATGTCTAAAAACAGAAGCAATATAATCACTTGTTGAGCTAACAACAGCTTTATAATTTATAAAAGTTTTATTTTCTATAAATTCACCAGTTAACTCACCTTCATAATCACCTGCCCCTGTTCTAGTCCATGTTATGCCACTACTTAAAGTATTTTCTAAAACATAAACAGTCGGGTTATTAGTTGTTTCTTGATTTATTAAAGCTATATAATGTTTATAAGAAACATTGTTTAATGTCTTAATACCATTGTTATAAGTTACATTTGATTCTGTTACTGTTATTCCGCTGCTATTAGTTACTGATACGTTTGAAACACCGCTTAAAACAGTAACACCCGTACTTGTTGTTACAGATACATTGTTAGAACTTGGGTAAACAGTAACACCACTTGAAGATAGTATTGAAACGTTTTGATTATTGTTACCTACAAAGTTTGCATTCCCTATTATTATAACTCCATTGCCTGAAAGTACTGTGTTATTTTTACCACTTACTACTGCTCCCTCTGTTACTACATTATCATTGTAATAGGTATTTCTTTGTGTTGGTGAAATATCAACACCATCTAAAACACCTCCGTTTGTATCAAATCCATTATCATCTTCGTATGGAGGTAGTGTTTTAAGTTTTATAAACTCACATTTAGTAGGTTGGTTGTTTATCCTATCGTAATCAATTATTTTATTTAATCTCCAATAATCGTTTTCAAAAAAGAATGTATTTCTAAAATCCAATTCTTGAATATCCCACTCATTAACTAAAAAATATCCAACGAATAGTTTAGAATCTTTATCAGCTATTTGCTCTATGTAATCTTTCCAATATTTGTTATAAAGATTATTTAAAGTATATTTTTCTAATGAGTAATATACTTGTTTAGGTACTTCAAAATTTAAGTCAATTGTAGGATTATCTACATCATCTAAATGACCACAATAAGCATATTGGTTATTTATAAATTGCCCACCACTTCCTGTGATATGTTTCCATGGATAATCGGTATCTTTTAAACCACCGTAGTAAAGTATTCTAATATTAGATTGACAAGTTTTTATAGTTCCATTACTATCTAACTGATATATTTTAGGTATTACCCTATCATGACCTATTGTGTTTACTAATGGTGTTGGGCTAAATATTAATTCAGTTTTTACTTCACCTTTTAGAAAATCATTTTCAATATCGTATTTTTTCTGCCCATAAACCTCTGTATAATTATTAAAATAATTACTATTAAAATAATCATTGTCTTGTTTATATGTAAATAAATAAGTTTTATTATTTAGCTCACCCATTGGCACTATTTTAGTTTCCTTTGAGTAATCTAATTTATCAGACCAATCTTTTGTAGTTGCAGTATTGTAAAATGTAGGTCTCGGTTCAATTATTAATTTGTTAGCATTTGTTTTATCTACTTCAACAAATAAGTTAAACATTTTAATTATTGAATTAAAAAATTCACTTTGTTTGATTTTATCTGGTAGTACATTAGATAAAACAATTGTATCTGATTCACTTATTGTTGTATCTTCTAATAAAGAATAAAATACTGAATCTGTTAAAATATTTACAGTAGGGTATGAGCTTGATTGACTTTGAAAAGTAGATGATCCTGATGTTGCTTTATAACACCTACCAAAACCTTGTGCAAATATAACTTGTGCTACATCATTTTCAAACATGTATAAATTACCTTCTAATAAACCACCTACTGTTGATGTTGTAGCACCTTGTGTTACTGTTTGACTTGCACCTGCCGAAACATTTAATGAATCTGCAACATTTGGAAAACTATCACTTGGTTTTAAAACAACTGGTATTGATGCAATACCGTTTGAATAAGATATTATATAAATAGTTCCTAAACTATAATAAGTAGGTATATAAGCTGTTGGTGTGCTACAATTATGTGTTACATTTAATTGAAATTGAAACTTTAATTTATATGTACCACTCTTTGATGCTTGAAATGTAGTATTAAATTGAAATACATTACTTGTATCATAATTTGGAGGTGTTGTTTCATCTTGAAATGTAATAACTTTATTATAAGGTATAGAAGGTAATCCTGATTCATTTGTGTAATTAGCATTTATATTAATGCTTTGATTACTTGTTTTACTTACTCTAAATGTTCTATCTTTTATTTGTTGTTCAGTTAATTGTAAAGTAGAACCGCCTGAATAAGGTATTATTAACCTTTTAAATAATTCTGTATTGAAAAAGTTTGATTGATAGCTAAAGTTAGCTTCACTAAACATTTTGTCAATAATAGTTTTAACATAAACAGATGGAAACATCTCTGTTACCTTAAATTCAGAATTTATCCTATATCCATAATCAATCATTGGGTAAACATAACCAATGCCTATTGGAGCAGTCCAACTTGTTACTTGATTATCTCTATTATAAGTATGGTTGTATTCGCTTAAATCTAAATCCCTTAAATATCCATTTGTGAAATCTTGATAAACATTTTGAAGCTCACCAAAGAATGCCACTTCATATTGTATCTCATATTTATCCGTTACATTTACATTTAATAATTGACAAATACCTTTGAACTGTGTTGCTTCGTTATAGGTTATTTCTGCAACTGCTTTTAAGTTCGGGTTAAAATTCGGACTAAAGTTAGTAGTGCCTGTACTATTGATGACTGCATTAACGTTCCATATATTTGAAAACAATTGATTGTTAAATGTAGTGCCAGGTAATATAACCGTTTTGCTCCATGTTGTAGAACGTTTCTCAGGTTCACGTATATCTGCAATATTAAAGTTAAGAGGTATTGATACCTCATCCGTTAAATCTATTTGCTCGTTATTGATATAAATCTTAGTTAAAATCATCTGCGTTGTCTTTTTCTGTTTTGTGAATAGGTAAATGAAATAACTAAATTAAATAGCTGTTGACTGGCTTCGTATTTTGTCTCATAGTTGGCATTCGTGATATTTACTGAAACTAAATTGCTGCCTGCATAAATGTAAACATCTGGACTTGTTACAAGCTGTTCTAACCATTCGCTTTCAGCTTCAGTAATCCAATCACTATTAATTGTGATAGTATCGTCTAATACAGTTTCGTATTGACTTAATCCTCTGCTCATTCTTGAATAATTGTAATTAACTCCACTCCATTCGTTTGGATTGCTTTTGTAAGTATTACGTTTTATATTCGTGCTTTTTGTCTTTGCTCCGGTGAAAGTGTAATAATCATACTTACCATAGTTATTCATAAATTTAAAACGAATAGGATCATATTTGCTGCATATTTCACCTGGATATATTCTAATCGTTTCACTTACTACTGTACCAGCGCTATTCTTTATTTTAACTTCGTAATATTCCCAATTAGTAACAAATATCGGTGTGCTACCAAATGAAAGGTCTGCATTTACTAAACTATTAATCCAGTCATAATCAACTCTAACGTTTATAGACCTATCAGCTCTATTACTCAATGCAGCGTAAGGATTTTGCACCCTAACTGTATTAAACACCGTACCTTCATCATAGTAAGTTACTATCTCTAAATTATAGCCTTCATTTGCAGCATCAGTCATAAAACCTAAAGCCAATTTCTCGCCTGTTATCGTTTTAAAAGTTGGCTGGTCGGTTAAGAATTGACTTGAGCTGTTTTGTAACACATAAATATTTACTGCATAATCTAAAAAGCTATTTGCATCAAAAACTCCATTAAAAGCATAACCACTACTTGATGTTAGGTTAGTGTAGTTGGTTATTCCACTACTTGGCCCGTATTGTTCACCAAACTGCACGTTGTAAGATGCTATTGAGTTTCCACATTGTTTAAATGTAGTTGTGTTATCGTCAGCATCCCTTGTAAGAAAGTTTTGTACTATTCCGCTTATATCAAAAACACCTGAACTGTTAGTCGGATTCTTTCCTACTTCTAAACGTGTATATTCTGATGAACCATTTACATAAATATCTGCTATGTATCTGAAATTTGATTGAGCTACATTAGTAGAACTCAATGTAAATATCATTTGATTGTAAGCAGGTGCGTAAGTTACTGGTGTATTATAAATTGTTAGTGCCATTATGGTTGATAATCGTTTGCTATATCTTTTTCTAATTGTGGTATCTCTATTGTTAGGAATTTCTTTCCTTTATATCCAAAACGTTTAATCGTTCCGTTCTTTAAAATGTTAGTTGCTATTGCATAACTCAAAGACCTTCTTTCATCCTGTGTTTTTGCTATTTTTTGTAATGCTGGTTTATAATTAATCCAATCTAATATTTTAGGTTGTAGTGCTTTTCTTTTTTCTTTTGTATATCCTTTTGGTGCAGTTCCTTTTTCTAAGTCCTCCCAATAATCTTCAATCTCAATTATTATCTTAACTATGTTTCCATTTCTTACGCTTGGTCTTGGTGTTATTGATTGTGTTAAATTACCACTTGCATCAAATCCAAACTTAACTATGTTATCTTGAACTCTTTTGATAAATTTTAAAACAGATTGATCAACTGTTCCACCATCTTCAATCTTATTTATAAAATCATCTAATACTTTAGACGCTTCATCATTTAAAACACCTATTGCCATTTATTCCTATCTTTAATATAACTTAAATAGTTTAAGAAAGCTACTACATTCATATTTAAAAAGTAATCCCATTTTGTCCTATCCTTACCGCTTAAATTATCTAGTGTAACATACCAACTCCAATAATCTAAGTGTTTTTGCTGTTCTGTTCTTTCAACTCTCTCTGTATCGTCTCCCTCGCTTCTTTCATTTGATTTACCAAATAATCCTCGATAGTTGGATATAAATTCTCTATAAGTTTGCAAAAAAAAACACACAAAGGATAAACGATTCCTACATTCATTGACTTTATATGCTCAACTCTTTGTTTGTAATCCATTTCAACCTCTTTGTATTTTAACCAACTTAACTTGTAAGGCTTAACAAATATTGCTACTAATTGTGGCAAATTTGCAATTATACTTTCTTCGCTTTCTGTTAACTTAGCTAAACTTATAAAGTCACCTGCATTTAATTTAGTAATATCGAAATTCACAATCCAACGGTAGTTATTGTGTTTAAATACCTCAACAGCTTTTGGGAACTCCATTTGAAAAATAAAGTTAACCGACTTAATTAACTCTTTCAGTTGGTCTATTCTTATTCTTTCAACTTCATGGACTGGTATATCAGCAATAATTGATATTACTCGAATTTCACGATCTATTGCATCTATTTCTTTGTCACGTACAATATCGTATATCAAAGGAAACTTATCTATTGATATTTCGTGCCAGGTGTTTGGAATTGTAATTGTCATCATTTTAAAAAGTACCTTTAATTTACATTAGTGTGTATCGTCCTGTTTTATATTTTGAGTAAGCGTGGAATCCTAAACATGAAGCCATAACACCATCATCATGGAATCCATTTGGAGCTGAGTATTTAATAACTCTGCTTTTAGGATTGTATTCATAAGTAAACATTTCTAATTCTTTATCTAACCAGTCCACGTTTAAGAATCTTACCTCTTTATTTTGATTGGCTACAATTAAACTTTCAACTATTTCTTTTTTACTTTGATTTGTAGTAACAAATGGTTCTATTGTGCAGTAACTTGCACATTCCTTTTGTAACATTTCAAATATCACATCACCAATTGAATTAACCTCAACCAATGCAGTTTGGACATTATTTGTCCTTAATCCTTGAGCTATATTCTTTACAATACTTTGCCAGTCAGTATGTCTCCATCGTTCAATGTAGAATTGTTCACCTTTTTCATTGAATAAAGACAGTACAGAGTAATCGTCTGCCCTTCCTAAGTCAATCCCGGCAAATGCTCTGCCATTTGCTTTATTATCACTTAACTGCCTATTATTGAATAGTGTTGCAGTACCATCTACAAACTCGGCTAAGTATTCCTGTCTAAATACCATATCTGGCAAAGTCAATTTAGCATCATCAATCTCTTTTGGATTAATCATTGGATTGTGGTACGAAGTCATTGTAAAGGACTTGTACTGCTCATTAATACCATCTAATTGGTACATCTTATAAAAATGGTTTTTACCTTTTGGAGTTGAAATTAAAAGAACCTTTTTACCTTTTACCAATACAGTTGCCCTTAATACCTCAGTCCATGCCTTTTCATCCATAAAGGCAAACTCATCACAAACCAGGTAATCGAATGTAAAACCTCGAATGTTATCATAACGCTCTGCACTAAAGAATTGAATTGTTGATCCTGTTATGTATTCGAGTACCAACTCAGATTGATTAACCTTTCTGTATATTTCAGGTCTTTTGGCAAATGCCTTAAAGCAATCGTCAAATACTTTCTTTGATTGTTTATAAATAGGACTTACCCATGCTATCCTAATTGACTTATTGTTTAAAGCCCAAAATAACATTTGATTAATAGCTAATAAAGTTTTCCCAAACTGCCTACCTATGTTGATAACGTAGTACTTATGGTTTTCTTTATTTATGCTATCATGTATTTTCTTCTGATTCGGATGTGGATTGTATAGTATTGCTTTCGCCAAAGTCTGCTGTGAATTTCATATTACCGGTAACCTTAACATCTTGTTGTTCAATGTACCCTCTTTTCTTTGCTTTACACTTTAAATAAAACATTGTACTAAGTGGATTGCCTTTTTTAATCTGTTGGTGCAATGCTGACTCCGCAAAGTCTAAAGCTACATTGTCAATCTCTTTAACTTTACGTTTATACTCTTTATCTTTCTTTAACCAGTCATAGTGTGTATCACGATTAATACCAACCTCTTTACATGCGCTTGAAACCACATTTAAGTGTTTTTCTAATGCAAGTAACATCCTTTCTTTTAATATGTCGGAATTTGACGCCATTTTATGCGATTTAAACTACTTTCTTTTATAAAGTACCAATATATCTCTCTAAATACCATTTAGCCTTTAAAAGGTCTTCTTTTGTCTTTGTGAGGTCTTTTTTACCTGCTCTGCTAATATACTTAACTACGTTACCCAAATGAAAGTTTAGTTCCCAAGCTTCTATTACTTTAATAGCTTCATAGGTTGTATCTCCTCCATAGTGTTTTGGGTTATTTACTGCTTCCATTACATTATAACAGTTTGATTTGTTTCTAAATTAGTAATTGACATATTTTCTTTTTCCATTCCCATAATTATAATAACTTTTTCAGTATTATATGCTTTACATATATTATCTTTTAAACTTTTATATTCTTTTAAAGGCAATATATGTTTTAAAAATAAAGTTATTGATAATTTATTTTCCATCTTTAATAACTGCAAGTAAGTATTCTAATAGTTGTTTTCTGCAATCCCCACATCCTAAGTTAAAAGGTTTGTTTCCACATTTTATAGCTAATTCATTAAGTTCAGTCCAATTAAATGTAGGTGAGTAATTTTTCCCCATCTGCTCCCACTTCAATAATTGTTCTTTTATGTTCTCAGGAATCATAATAAGTACCTATCATTTATCTGTTCAATTAGTGATGCCAATAAAGCAAAGGTAAAAGGAATAGTCAATAAATCAAAATATGTGGTAAAGTTTATTATCTGATAAATTAAGAAACTCCAATAAGTTAAGCAAAGCGGACACGTAAATGGTTTTCTCATTAACAATTTAGGCTTAGGTATGTATTTTGCTATTATGTAAGTAGTTGCTAAAAGTTGTAACATTTTAATTTATTCCTTGAGCTTTAAATACTATTGTTTCATTTAATGGTTCATCTTCTGGTGCTGCATATTGTAGAATTGTATTCCCTGAATGATATTTCATTCGTAATTGATTAGCTATTATACTTCCGCAAGTCATATCGTGCCTATGACCTTTGCACCTTTCATCTTCACTTTCTGTTTTATCGTTATTATTCCATTTACCGATAAATATTCCATCTTTTGATGCTTGATGCCATTTGTTAAAAAATTCTTTAGCTATTTGATTATCAAAATTTAACCCTAATAAACCAGCATTTCCATACATTAACATTTTCATGGCTTCATCTCTATTTATATTAAAATAGTTTAAGCATTTATCATTTGCCCATGTACCTACATAATGTCCTGCTTCCTGCATTAAATATCCATCTTTCTCAATTAACTCAAATATATGATCTATATTCTTAATTAAATAAACAGATGAATCTAACCAAAGTATTTTTTTATAACCTAAATTTTTTACTCTTTCAAATATAAAAGTTTTAAATGCGTAAGGGTTTTGTGTATGTAATGGGCAAGGTACTTGCTCTTCATCTGTAAATATAAAGAGTTCGCCTTTAAAGTTATGTTCTTGCGCTGTTCTTTTTAATCTTGCTGCTCCATTTGAATAGCTACTATTCGCAAAGCAAATAATTGCACATTCAGTAAAGTTTATCATAGTCAATATATCTGTAATGGTAAATAGGTTCTTTTATTTCTACTTCCGTTTTTATTAAATTAAACTTTTTCAGTTCCATGCAGAAAGCATAATCCTCAAAGTTACTCTTATCTTCAAACTTAATACTTTTTGCTATTTCTCTTTTAATTGGAGTTATGTGATTGGTTGATCTTAAATAAACTTCTTGTCCACTTGAGTAATCTGTTATGTAAGGATGATCTTTAGAAATATACCAGGAGCGTTTATTTCTTCCATTTGTAGTCATAAATCCATTTATAGCTAAAGCATCAGGTTCTTTTTCCAATGCTGCTAAAACTAAACTAACTGCATTTGGTAATATCATATCATCATCATCAATAAACCAAACGTAGTCACCGTTAGCTGCATTTAGTAAATCATTTCTTTTTTTTCCGGTAGTCTTTGATCCAACTGGAGCACAATCACTTATAACCTCAACAAGCCCAAAAGCATTACACATCTCTAACTGATTATTTATTTCAGTATGTAATTCTAAAAATAAATTAGCTCTTTGTGGTACTGTTGGTATAAGTATTGAAAGTATCATGAAGTATAGAATGATAATTTTTTAAAGTTAGTTAAAGTCATAAATTTATCCTGAGTTTTACGAAGTACACAATAAACATTCCATCCATCTGTAGTATTATTCATTGCAGGGTGTTCTCCGATTTCTAATATCTCATAACCGTTAGCTTCGGCTAATTGTTTATAGAAATCAATATCTACATAATTAAAACCATGACCTGGCCAATTACCTGTTTTTGGATTCTCACTAATTATAATACCACCGACCTCGCAGGCATTATGTTTATTTAACCAACAATTATAAAATGCTTTAGGATTATATTTTCCATTTATACCAACATGTTCACTTGTACCAAAGTCAGTTACTATATCAAATTTATCTAAACTTAGTTTAGTCGCTAAATCAAGTTCTAAGGCATTATTTTCTTTGTTTAAATCTAAACAAGTATATTGACATCCTTTTTTATTATAATACTTATCAGCATAGGGTACGCCTTCCCATTCCCATGAATATAAATTTTGCGCTCCAAGTTCTAAAACTTTGCTATTTTCTTTAACATACTTATTTAAAAGTGTTAAACTAAAATCTGTTATTCCCATACTGATATTAAATTTTCGTTATTTACTAATAATGTTTTCATATTATACCTTCTTAATTCACGCATAATATCGTTATACTGATGCCCGTTATGTTCAATACATAAACATTTACATCCTAACTCTTTTAAGTCCATTTGTTTTAAAATGCTTAAATCATAACCTTCAGCATCTATGTTTATAAAATCATAAATTTGCCAATTGTAAAAATCTAAAAACTTAAGTGATTGTACTTTACTTTCTAAATATACAGTTGAGTTTTCCCATTTCTTTTTGTCAACTATTGAAAGAGTAGAAAGTAAGTCACTATCTCCATTACCTACATGTTCACCACTTGAATAAAATGTAAGTTCACCTCTTGAATCTGATATTGCTATATTATGTAGCTTAACCTTTTTATTGTCTTTATATAATTCTTTTAATTTATTAAATGGTTTTTCTGCTGGTTCTATAAGTTCACCACTCCATCCAAGTTCTAAAAGTTTTCTACTATTTGAGAAAGTAATTCCGTCGTTAGCTCCAATATCTAATAAGTTGCCTATTTTGTTTCCAAAAAAGCTAACTATTACCTCTTCTTCATTGTTTTGGCTATACATTATAGTATTTATGTTTATTTATTATCAAATGCTTAGGTAAGAAATAATCTTCGCTTTTTCTGTATTTAAAAAGTCCATAGTCACTATTCCATAACTCCCTGCTCTCTGTTTTTCTGTATTGTTCATCGTATTCGCTTAATCCCCACGCAGGGTGCATGTGCCTAAATAGTATCTTATGGTCTCCCATGTATTTATACTTTCCTAATAAGTGAGCTACTTCAGTAGCTTCAACATCACACCATAAAGATTTGTAGTCAGGATGATAAATATATTTGAAACGATTGTAATAGTCAAAACCCATTATACTTAAAGTCATTATATTACCATGTTGGTTGCCATCTGAGTAATGAATAACCTGGTCATAATTTCCGTTAAAATCCTGCCTTATTATTTCATCAAATCCTTTTATTTCAAAAGTCATGTCATCTGAAGTATTAATCAAAATATCCCAGCCTTCAAACAAATCCATATCCCTATTAATAGCATCTATTTTATTCTTTGAAGTTCCACGTACTATAAATACGTTATCATCTGGATAATTGAAACCAAACATACTTTCATCATCTTCATCAATGCTTACAAGTATTGTATAATTCATTGAATTAGATAGCATTATGATATTTTCAATTGCTTTCTTTGCCTTTTGAGGTCTTGAGCGCGTAGCTAATTTAAAAAGTATATGTTCGTTCACTTTTCAAAATTATAAAAGATTTTATCACTTTGCAATTCATTAATAAAAACTTTTCTATTTTCTTCTATTAACTTTGCTTTTTTGTATTCAGGAATACTTGACTTATGTTCCATGTTATAATCCATAGCAAATAAATATTCTTTTGTTCGTGATAGTTGTTGATAAGGAGCGTATGTGAAACCAGCTTTATAAATTCTGTTAGAGTAACCTGCATGTTCAAATCCATACTGCCCATAATCAGAATTTAAATAACCTACTTTATCCAGTACCTCTTTTGTTAGAAACATAAACACCCCACCACAATCTTGATATATCTCTATATCGTCTTTTATGATAATTTTATTATGTTTTTTAGTTAAGTATAATAAATGATTTTGTTTTGAGTTTATGAAGTAGTCAGCCCATCCCTCTTTTACCGGGTAACAGTCATCGTCAAACAAAAAAATGTAATCGTTATCTATCAAAGTCTTTAAATTTTGATTTTTTGAATAAGCAACTCCACGATAATGTACATCTTCATGAATGTGTAAATGATAGTTGTTAGGCTTTACTTTTTCAAATTCTTTAAGCCATGTATCAATGTATTCACTTCTATTTGGTGTGCTTGTTACACCAATTCCAATACTAATTCTTCTTTTCGTTTCTCGGTCCATGTGTTTAAATTATAGTTTTTATTCGTATATTCTTTTAATTTCTCTGCATAATCCTGGCGCATCTGAGAGCTTTCAGTTAGTCGCTTTATTGCTTTATACCAACCGTTTATGTCGCTATTATCTAAAAATATTGCAGTATCTTTTGTAAATATGTTATAAGGTTTAACGTTTGAAACTATTGCAGCATTTCCATGAGCAGCAGCTTCAAGTAGCTTAATTTCCGACTTGCCTTCCGTAAATATGTTTTTTTCTAATGGTATTAAACTAACATCAGTTAGGTTATAGGCTTTCCCATACTCATAAACGTTAATAGCATTTATTCTTAGGTAGTTACCTTGTTTCATTACTGATTCATAATATTTGTAATGATCGTTATTTGTATAACCCCCTAAAACAAATTGAGCATTGTTTACCTGCCTTGCTTTTCTTATCGGTATTTGAAGTATCTTAACATCCTGAACATGATGTACTCCAGCAATATAACCAAAACGAATATATTGTGAAGGCTCTTTTTTAGGCTGCCATTGCTCATCTGTTAGGTCTAAACAATTAGGATAAACCTTTACATTCTTATTAAATGGTATTATTTTGTCAGCAAGTATTTCAGTAGTGCAAGTTACAATATCAACGTGTTTTAAAATATCTTCAGTTTGCTTTACTATTTGATATTCTTTATACACTTTAAACAAAGCATGAGATTGTGGTAAATGCCAATAATCATCAATGTCAAATATTACTTTACAGCCTAACTTTTGAAACCTTTTAATTTTCTCTATTGACTTTCCGTATACATCAATTTCACGCTGATAAACAATATACTGATAGTCTTTTATTACTTCGTCTGGCATTACATCCAAATCTTCGTAAACATCACATTTAAAGTTAGTGAGGTCTGAAACTTTTGAATAAGGCACTATTAATCGGTGATAGGATAACCCATTAAGGTTTCCCATGTTAGCCTTTATTAAAATTTTTATCATTGTGCTGTCGTTTTAATTTCTCTTTGATTTGTTTTATATCATTTGCAACTGTTCTGTAAGGAATCTTAGTCTTATCACTTAATTTTTTAGCATCTCCATGTTGAATATAAAGTTTTAATAGGTTCTGCTCATAAAACTCAGATTCTGTTTGTGGTGAGTAACTTAAAAAGTTAATTAAAGTTGAATAATCAATTTCATCTTCATTTTCTATTACCTCGTTTAAATTATCTACATACTGAACGAAATCAGTTAAGTATTTTTTTTTAAACTTATTTGAGTGCCAGGTTCTCCAACAAACAGCAGAGTAAAAGTGTTTAAGGTTTCTAATTTCTGACAAGTCAAACTTTTTCTCTATTATGATTAAAACGCTTTCAAAATGTAGATCTTCCCAGAGATAGTGATTGTGGCAAACGTTACGCGTTATCTGTTTGTATATTCTGTTATTAACAAGTTCATCAATCACTTTGACAAAATTAAACAAATCAATAAGAAAGTTGCAATTAAAATAAACTGAATATCAGTTTTTTTTATTTTCATTCCTTTTA